GGTACCGTCACTAATTGACACAATTAAACATTTAACACAGTTTGATGCATCAGGAGATGCAGAATTAATTTATAGGTCGTTAATTGATAGTGGGTACTAATGGCTCAGTATCTCAACAAGATTGTTGCTGAAGTATCACCTAACCTTTATGCTGCTGCAAAGAATGCTAATTTAACTCCAGGCGAAACCACACAGGTAGAGCAAATGAGTTATACAATTAAACAACACCGTGCATTGGCTAAATTAGATACTGATGCTGCGCGTTCTGCATATGATAAATTAGACCCAACTATTCAAGACCAGTTAAAATTTATGTTTAAGGGTGCAAATTATTTAACTCCACCCGCAAGTGCAACTGATAAGTTTATGGGTGCACTCAAAGGTGCAGCAACAGTTGTTGCTTCTCCTCTTATTGGTTTATTTAAACTAGGTGGACAATACAACCGTTTAATTAACGAACCTTATAAAGTTGCTCGTGAAGTTGCACAGGGTGCAGATTTGTTTGCTGCTAAGACATGGACAGATGCTTGGGACGGACGCAGTGTTTATGACCAAGGTGCTTTAAAAGAAGCAACCGATTACTTTGGCAAGTATGATGTTGAGGTTGCTAAAGGTTTGCTTGCAGGTAAGACTCCTGGTGAAATTGTAGAAGGCTATGGCAAAGTAGATAATAATATCCTTGCTTCAATTCAAAAAGCATACAATGAGCCAGATAAGTTTAAGCAAGTTATGGATGGAGTTAAGTACGCACAGGTTTCACCTGGTCGTGATATTGCTCGTATGCTTGACCGCAAGCCTTCTGGTGGTGGACCAATGGGTACATACATTGATGGCGGTACTAAAAATCTTTCTGGCGTTCTTGACTTTGTGTATCAGATAGCAGTTGACCCATTGACATGGATGACTGGTGGTTTGAGTAAAGGTGTTACTAAAGGCGAACGCCTTGCCAATTCAATTACTGATTCAATCAATCGTGGACTATCGGCAGAACGCGCCGTAGGTGATGCATTTAAAGACCCTAAGTTATTTAACTTATGGGAAAATCAACTAGGTCCTGCACTTAAAAAAGTATCTACTGCTGAAAATGATTCTGAAAAGGCTGCTGCTTTAGATAACATTGCTAAAAACTTTCCTGGTTGGAACAACCCAGAAGCAATTAAAGCATTAACTACTAAAGATTCACATTTACCTGAAGGTATTGTTGATGCTGCATCTGCACAAAAGTATTTTAGTCGTGCTAACGACCTACATCTTTTGCTTGCTGGTCGTGTTGATGGCATTTCATTTATGCGAAATGGTGTAGCGGTTGCTCGCTCACGCCGTTTATTAAGCGATGGCATTGCTCGTAAGTTAGATGCATTGGTTAACAATGTAATCACAGACCCTAAGGCAACTGAAGAAGCAATGAAGCCAATCAATGAAGCCTTCTTAAATACAGAAGACTCATTACAGCGTTTGCGCAATCCTAATTCTGATATGACAGCAGTTCTTGATGCTAGTAAAGAAATTAAAGGCTGGAAAAAAATTGGGCAAATGATGGCTCGTTCACCACAAGGATTAGAAATCCGTTTAGGTGATGATGCAATTAAAACTGCTGCTAACTTTACTGCACGTGCTCGTCAATTATTGCCTAAAGATATGGCACAAGTACTAACTGTTAAGTTTACTGAAGCCACTGCAGATGAGCAAGTTGTTATTTTGCGTAACCTTGATGCTGCAACTATGTATGCAATGGGTCTAGGTGGAAGCGAAAAGGGCGAAGAGTTAATTATTAAAACTCTTCAAGACAAATACGGTGATGCTGCTGGTTTCTCAACTAAGAAAGACATGGCAGTTAACCCTGAGCATGCAAAGCATGCACTACCTGGTTCATTAAAAGAGACTGAGACTGGTGTTTATGCAAACCCAGAAGGTCCAATTCAGCCATACCAGACTACATGGGCTGTAGGTTCATTACCTTATGACATTATTGGTTCAACTATCTGGGACATTAAGTCTAAAAAGAACCTTATTAGCGCAATAGGTGGAGCCACACAAGGCGATATCTCAAAGAAACTAGTTAACGCTTGGTCTATCTTAACGCTGTTCCCACGTTTAGGTGTGCGTTCTGCAATTGATGAGGCAACTATGTACATTTTGTCTGCACCAACAAAAGATTTACGAGCATTTGCTACCCGTGAAGGTAATAAAATGGGCAATATGTCTCGTGCCCTTACAGGTTCTAAATCTGCTACAGGTCCAGTACGTGAAGCAATGCTTAAGGCTCTTAAGATTACACGTAAGGGTGAAGATAAAGTTCGCTTAGGCAAAAAGCCACGTTTGACACATGAAGAAGCGTTGTCATTGCTAGACCGTACTAACATTCTTCAGGCTAAAGCCGAAGAACTTGGCGTGGATGTATCGCAACTTAGCAGTCTTGAAAAACGCACTGCAATTGCTGACCACATTTCTAATATGTACAGCGGTTACCTTGATGAAGGTACTATGAAGTATCTTATGCAGGCATTTGTACACTCGCCTGATGCATTGAACTCAATGGCTGCATCACTAATTGCGCACAGCGCAATCTCTGGTCGTTTAGGTGATGATGTTCTTGCTGCAACTATTACACCATCTATGCTTGATAATGCATTTGAGCAACTAGGTATTAAGATGGGCAAGGGTACACGTACTCTTGACACAGGTATGCTTACAGATGCTGAAGCATCATTAGCCCACTTTGAGAAGTGGTTTAAAATGTTGGCTGGTAACAAGGCTAGATTAACGCCAACACGCACACTTAACCCAGCAGATATATTCTTTAGATACAATGGATTAAAACCAGGAGAGATTGACCCTAAAACTGGCAAAGACATGATGGAATCAGCACTAGATGCTGGTATGCGTGCTATTGGTTTTGAGTTTAGTGACTTAACAAAGACATGGCGTATTGAAGATGAGAAGGCTGTAGCGGCATTTAAGGCTATGTCTTCACACACTATGACTGGTAAATCACTTGGTTTAAATGATGCAGATATTGCACGTAGTCGTTTGTTCTTAATGTTTAACGATATGTTTGAAACATTCCATGGTGATGTTAATAAGTTTAATCAAGGATTACTTGATGCTGTGCGCGATAGTTATGGCGAACTAGCCGTAATGGGTGATAAGTCTGGACGCGTTCCTTCATGGAACGAAGCAGTTGCCCGTATATCACTAGATGAGTTCCGTGATGCATCAAAGGGATTCCGTATTAGCGGTCCAATTAATACTGAGATTGCATTTGGTGACTTTAATGCTGAGTCTGTATTCCAGCGTTATGGTAATAGTGCTATGGATATGATGGATAAGCAGGTAACTGGCATCTTCCGTCAACCAGCAGTCATGGTTACATATGCTAAGTTGCGTGAAAAGTATGCAGGCATTGAGCGTGAATGGGTTAATCAGTACGTTAAAGACCATGCTGGTGGTCCATTTGGACAAACAGTTGCTACTGGAGAAATAGAACGCTTGACAGCAATTGCTAAAGAACTAGCAGAGAAACGATTCACTGAACTAGCAGTACGTCAAGCAGCAGATACGGTACTTAAGTTTGCTGATAACCCTGCTATTCGTTCTAACTTTGCATTTAGCGCACGCACTGTAGGTCGTTACTACCGTGCAACAGAAGACTTCTATCGCCGTATTTATCGTATGAAAGATGTATCTCCATTAGTTCTATACCGTATGCGCTTAGCGCATGTTGGTATTGAAGCAAGCGGAATGATTCATAATGACCAGAACGGTGAGCCGTACATCATTATGCCTATGGATAACATTATCTTTAGAGCAACAAATGGCACACTAGGTCTACTTACTGGTAAAGGTTTGAGTGGTTATCACCAACCTGCATTTAATGAGTTTACTATGAAGTTGCGTATGATGAACCCATCCTTCTCACAGGATGCTGGTTTGCCAACGTTATCTGGTCCAGTTGCTGCACTAGGTGTAATTGGTGTTAAGAACATACTAGGTGTAGTGCCAGGAAAGATTCCTTTTGTTGGCGAAACTATTCAACCTTATGCTCAGCAATTAGGTGAAAGCATTGACACATTTGCACTAGGCAACATTGGCGATAACATGAGCGTTACTAAGGCTATTGTGCCTGCATCGCTACAGCGTATATGGGCTATCCTGCCATTTGATGAAAAGAGTCGTCAGGAAGTCACTGCTGCGCAGCAAGCAATTGCATACAATGCAGCACATGGTATTGGTTTAACTGCTAATGCAACAGACCAAGAAAAGACTGATTACCTTAACAACATTCGTATTGCTGCACACAACATTCTTGTTGTGCGTAATTTCCTTGGATTGTTTTCTCCTGTTGCTCCTGGAACTATGGAGTCTAAGGGTGTACCTGACTACATTAAAGATACAGGTATTACAGGACTACGCCCCGAGTTCTTTGACATTCTTAACAGTATTACAAAGATGAACAACGGTGATATTCAGGACCCATATGAGTTGGCGTTAGCCACATATATTGGCAAGAACCCAGGCAAACTTATCTACACAGTGTCTCGTGAGGACAAGCAAACTAGGGTTGTTATTAAAAATACTACAGCCCTTAAGGACTGGGGTATCCGCAATCAAGAAATGATTAAGCAGTACGGTGAAGCAGCCTATATCTTTGCTCCACAAGCGGGTCAATTTAATGCTTCTACATACAACTGGATTCAAGCAGCAGGTCTTGTTAAAAGCAAGAGCATTGAAAAGTACTACAATGATGTTTTAGTTGCTGAAGATAAGCAAAAGTATTATGACGTTGCACGTCAAGAAAAAGAAATCCTGTCAACGGTATCTGACCCTGAACTGCGTGCCCGTATTATCAATGCCGCTACAGACCAACGCAATGCATTAAAGGCTAACAACCCATTACTAAACGCAGCCCTTATTGGTTCTGGTAATAACATTGGTGGCGAAGCCGTAATGATGAACAGCGTTGAGCAAATGATTAATAACCCCAGCACAGCAATTGAACCTGCTACACGTAGACGTATGGCGTTAGCAATCAAAATGATGCGTGAATTTATTGCATTTGCTACTAACCCAGAGTTAAAGAATATAAATAATGCAACTGAACTAAAGGCTGCACGTAGACAACAGATTGAGGCTAACTTGAAAGATTTGATGTTGGGTGACCTATATGTTACCGAGGCTAACCGCGCAATCTTTAAGTCTATTCTTTCATTCTATTCACGAGATTCATACCGCTCTTATAAGGAGACAATGTAATGGCTAATTATTCAGATGATGCTAAATACGTTAGTGCTTATAATAGAGGTTTAGCAGCAAGTAATAAGGCTAAGGCATACCTAAATGACCTTAACAAAGCAAAGCCAGACTCAGCACAGTGGAAGTCTTTAAAGGCTAAGTATGATGAAGCAAAGGCTGCTGCTGATGCAGCAGAAGCAGAGCGTATAGCACGCAAAAAAGAAATTGATGATGCTGATAAAAAAGTATCTACTGATAAAAAGAAAGCAGCAGATACTAAGTCTGCCAAAGCAGACCTTTCTGTATTAGAATACAAAGTACAGGCTGCTAAGAATGCAGGAGATGCTAAGGCACAGGCTGCTGCAGAGGCTGCATTAAAAACAGCACAAGATACGGCTGCGGGTATTGTTACTCTACCTAAAAAACCTGGTGACTTGGGCAATACTAACCCAATCATGGGTTATACTATTAACTCAAATGGTTCTGTTGTAGATGCACAAGGTCCTGTTTACCTAACATCAACTATTGATAAGAACGGTCAGACTGTTGTGCAGCCATACGGCAGCATTGCTACTGCTCGTACTGCATTCCTTAAGAACTATGCAGGACCAGGGCAACTGGATGCACTTAAGAAAGAATTGCTTAACAAGGGTTATATTAAATCAAGTCAATTGGCTAGCAATGAATGGCTTGTTGGTGTAGATACTTTAATTAGCAAATACACTTATGACTCTGCGGTTGCTGTGCAGTATGAGGGTGCTAAAGACCCAGTGCCAATGAAAACGTGGATAACTAGTGTTAAATCTGGTATGCCTAGCACTGGTGGTGCTACTAGCAAGGCTGGTACTTTTAAGGACACAACACTAGACCTTACAACTGTTGGTGATGCTTACAAAGAAATTAATGACTACATGTTGGATGTCACTGGTTTTGAAGCAACACAAGAGCAAAAGGATGCATACTACCAAGACATTCACGCACGTGAATTAAAGTCTGGAGTACAGACTGTATCTGTTCGTGATGCAACTGGAAAGATTACTAAGACCACTAAAACTGGTGCACCAGTTACTGCTGAAGAACGCCTTGCTGCAAAGAATGTTATTGTTGGTAAAGTATTAGCAGGCACAGATGCTGAGAAGATTTTATCTTCATCTAAGGGCAGTAAGATAGGAATAGATGTTGCAGCAATTCAAAAGGCTGCTGCTGATTATGGTCAACCTATGACTCAGGGTCAGGCAATGAAGTATGTTATTGATGGTTTTGGCACACCTGATTACCTTAACAAACAAACAGAACGCTTGCGTTTAAATGCTATGACTATGTTTGGTAATCTTAAAGACCATATTCAAAATGGTGGCAATGTTAAAGACATTGCTGACCAGTACGCAATACTTAAGTCAAGAAAACTTGGCATTCCACTAAGTGATTCAATGGCTGACAAGGATATTATGGCTGCTATCAGTCGTGATGGCGGACTACAAAGCACAGCAGATTTTACTCGACAGATGCAAGCAAACCCACTATGGCGTCAAACAGAAGAAGCACATAATACTGCTGCTGATTTTGCTAACACCATACTTAAGTCGTTTGGATTCATGGGCTAATGGCAAGAGACTTAGATACAGGTATCGTTAAACCTACTCCAGTAATTGTTGATGAGCAAACAAAGGCTGCTGGCATGCGTGCTGCAGCCGCCGCTGCTCCAGCAGCAGCCGCTGCTATTGCCAAGACTCCAGACCAACTTCTTTTAGAAAAAGCACAAAGCATGCTTGCTGATAAGAAGACACAACTTGCTGACCTTTATGTATCACAGGGATTAAACCCAGATGGTTCAAAGAAAACTAACAGTCAACTTTTGCAAGAAAAGCAAGCAGCAACAGCAGCAGCGCGTACAACAGCAGCAGCATCAGACCCACTTTTAAATAAAGGTGTAGCACCAGAAGCACCAGCAGGTTATGAATACACTTGGATTGGTGGAACTAATACTGGTTCATGGAAACTTTATAAACTTCCTGCTAGTACTCAAGGCACAGGTGGTGGTGGTAATGGTAGTAGTGGTAGCAGTGGTGCAACTATTAAGTATGATGCTAATGGCAAGCCAATTGTTACAGATGCAAACCCTATTACTAATGAAACGCGAGATGCGTTTGCTGCATTAACAAACTTGTTTAAGTCATATGGATTAGAAAGCCTTGCTGGTGAAATTGCTGGTTACATGACATCAGGATTAACGGCATCAGAAGCGCTTATTAAACTTAAGACAAACCCTACTGGTGCATACGCTGAGCGTTTTGCAGGTAACTTTGCTCGTCAGAAAAAGGGACTTAACGTAATGTCTGAGTCTGCATACATTGAACTTGAAGACTCATATGCTAACACTCTTAGGTCATATGGTTTAGGTAATATGCTAAGCCCAGACTCAAAGCAAAACTGGAAACAGTTTTCTACTTACATTGAAAATGATATTTCAGCACTTGAGTTTAAGGACCGTATTAAGACTGTAGAAGAACGTGTTGTTAATGCTGACCCTGGCATTAAAGAAACATTTAAACAATTTTATCCAAGCCTTACTGATAAAGATTTAGTTGCTTACTTCCTTAATCCGTCAGAAACTATTGACAAGTTAAAGGAGAAAGTAACTGCTGCTGAGATTGGTAGCGCATTCCTTGGACAAGGACTGACAACTGATATTCAGACTGCAACTGGATTTGCACAGTATGGTATTGACCGTGCTGGTGCGCTTCAGGGTGCAGCAGATATTAAGTCTGTACTACCTGGGTCAGAAAAACTAAGCAACATCTATGGTGAAGCGGGAATTAACTACAACCAGAAGTCTGGTGAGGCTGAGTTCCTTAAGTCTAATCAAGATGCAGCAGAACAGCGTAAGCGTTTGAAGTCAATGGAACGTGCATCATTCCAGGCATCATCATCAGGAAGCCTAGCCAAAAATATTCAAGGCACTTTCTAATAAAGAATCCCGTGTAGACCGACCAGCCCAACACGGCGTAACAGACTGGTAGCAAAAGCCAAACAACATTCCCCGATGTTGACCTTGAGGTTTGCGATTCAACTAATGAAATATGGGAGGACGGTTGCTATGAGCAACAACTACTGGGACGAAGATGAAGACGATACAGACATCAATGAAGGCAGCATGGATGGCAGTGACTTATTAAAGAAACTGCGTAAAGCCAAGCGTGCAGATGAGAAGCGTATCAAAGAACTAACTGACCAACTTGAGGGTTTCTCAAAGGCTCAGAAAGAATCTATTATCAAGAAAGTCCTAGAAAATAAGGGCGTAAGTCCAAAGGCTGCACGATTAGTAGCACGAGAACTAGAAGGCGATTTAACAGAAGAGTCAGTTTCTAACTGGCTTGATGATAATGCTGACGTATTCGGACTACAAGTACAGCAACAGGAACAGCCTGCTAATACCCTTGACCGCGCAGCCTTACGGCAGCAGGACATTGTAACTTCGCAGGCGATTACGCCTGACCGTGCCGATGACACATTACTTAAACTCAACAATGCTGCTAGCGCAGAAGAGATTATTGCAATGATTCAATCGGGCGATTTTAATTAACAACAACCGAAATCTAACATCCTCATAAGGAGGTGCAATAAATGGCTAATGCATATACAACCACAGGCTCCGCTTCTCTAGGCGGTACAGTTGGTGGTGCTGGTCTCGTACAGAAGGCGTATGACCGCCTAATCGAGTTCGCACTACGTGCACAACCACTAATTCGTTCAGTGTCTGATAAGACTCCTGCACGTCAAAGCATCCCTGGTTCATCAGTTGTCTTGCAGCGTTACGTAGACCTTACAAAGGTTACATCAACCCTTACAGAAACAACTGACCCAGATGCTGTAGCACTTGCTACACCAACATACACAACCATTACTCTTGCTGAGTATGGTAACGCAGTACTAGTAACACGTGCTTTGGAACTATTCTCTCTTGCAGACGTAGACCCAGCAGTTGCTAACATCATTGCGTTCAACATGGCAGACTCAATTGATGATGTTGCACAGACAGTATTACGCGGTGGAGACAATGCTCTCTACGGTGGAACACGTACTTCAACAGCAACACTTACATCATCAGATACATTTACTTCAGCACTTGCTCGTAAGACAACTGCAAAGTTGCGTGCTAACAAGGCTATCCCACGTAAGGGTTCACTTTACTGGGCAGGACTTCACCCAGAAGTTTCACACGACCTTCGTGCTGAGACTGGTGTTGGTTCATGGCGTCAGCCACACGAGTACCAGAGCAATGACTCAATCTGGGCTGGAGAAATCGGTACATACGAAGGTGCATTCTATGTTGAATCACCACGTCTGTACAACGATACAGTAGGTGCTACTAAGTCAACATCTACAACAACAACTTCTGCATCATCTGCAGTTGGAGCAACTACTCTTACAGTTACATCTTCTTCGGGCATCCTTGTTGGTGACCTAGTAGCAGGAACTAACATTCCTACAGGTGCAAACGTAACAGCAGTAAGTTCAACAACAGTAACAATTGACCAGGCTATTACAACTCAGGTTACATCTGGTACATCAGTTACATTCACACACGAAACACGCGTGTTCAATACCTACTTTGCTGGACAGCAAGCATTGGCTGAAGCCGTTGCCGAAGAGCCACACGTAGTTATCGGACCAGTCGTTGATAAGTTGATGCGTCACCGTCCACTCGGATGGTACGGCGTACTTGGCTTCGCTCGTTACCGTGAAGAAGCACTCTACCGCGTAGAGACATCTTCATCAATCAACTACTAATAGTTAATTGACGGCAGTGCAGGGGTTGCTCGTGCGCCCCTGCATTGCAGTAAGTCAACTAAGGAGACTAATGACCAAGTACTACTTAACACCTCCAACGGAGGAGTACGGACCAGCAGGCGGAGGACGCCTGTTTATCCGCTACAAGTTGACACGTGGTGTCAGTCTCATGCGCAATAACGGTGTATGGACTACAACTACATTTCCAACTGAAGATGTAATTAAAGAAGCAGAACTATTTTATCTTGGTGGACATGAGTATGAAATTAGTCAAGGTGTTTATACAGAGTTAACAAATGCAGGATACGGGGCAAACGTAAGGGCGGTTTAATGGAGCACCAACACATTAGCAAGGTGCTTGAATGGGGATTCAGCGCAGACCATAACTTTATAGCAAGCCTTTGGGGTTGCGTGTTGTGTGATGTAACAGCAGATAAACCGTTTGAGTATGAAGAGATTTCAATTGACCACACAGCATGTGGTGATGATTGTTTTGGTTGCAAGGCTAAAGGACTTCAACTAGCAACAGGTGATGCTGCTGGCAATATTGTTGCCAGCGGTACTACACAAAAGAAGTGGGACAAAGAACTAGCATTCTACAAAGATGCAAGAGCACAAGGTGTACAACCTGAAGGCACTTCTCGCAAGGCTGTAGAAAAAGCACTTGATGCATCGGCTACTTTAAACAAAGCCTACAATGCAGAAAAGATGCCCAAGGCAACACAAATTACCAAAGAAACCGCGGCGGTAATGAAAGAGATAGGACAAATCTAATGGCAGCAATGAAGAAGGCAGCGCCCATGTCAAAGAAAGCAGACATGAAGCAAGATGCAAAGATGATGAAGAGCATGAAGCCAGCGCAGAAGTCTGCCTTTATGAAGGCTGACAAGAAGATGGATGCTAAGAAGCCATCTGCTAAGGCGGACATGAAGATGGACATGGCACTACGCAATAAGATTATGAAGAAGAAGGGCAAGTAATTATGTGCACACAATGTGGTTGCGCAGACCGCCCAGTAACAATTGACGCAGCAGTGCGTACAAACACCAAGCACATTGCACCTTCATATACAGGTGCATCACAGGTTGGTGGACAAGAACTACATAACTCAGATGCATCAGTCATCACAGGCTGGAATGTTCCAGCACCATACGGAAAAGGAAAATAACAATGGCTAACGAATATATGAATAGCAACGTAACTGGTGCAGGACTAACAGTTCCTGCAAAGGTACGCAAGGCAGCAACAGATGTATCATCTGTTAACAAGGCAGACTTTATGGGTGGAGTTGCTCCAGGAGCAGCACCTATGTCTGCACCTCGTCAAGGTGGCGGAACCCCTAACGGTCCAGCACAGTTAATCCAAGGTATCTACACACAGCCAACTGGCGGCGGACGTAAGATTTAATTATGGCTGACCGTAAATCAGCAGAAGACCGTTCAAACATGAACGCAATCTATAAGCCTGTTTCTGGATACTTTGGCAACATTGTTAAAGAAGCCAAGGACTTTGGTAGTGCTTATAAAAAGTACTCTGATGCACGTGGAGATATTCGTCCAGGTGCAGATGCTCGTGCTGTTCAGGCTGGTAAAAACTATGATGCTGCAAAAGGTCAACTTGGTGGAGCATTAATAGGAAAGCGTTATGACAGCAAGGGAAGAAGTAAATAATGCCAAAGGGTATGGGCTTCAAAGCCGCACAGAAGAGCATCGCAAAGAAGAGCGGTGTGTCAATGAAGTCTGCTGGTGCAATCCTCGCATCCTCTACACGCAAGGCAAGCCCAGCAGCAAAGAAAGCAAATCCTAATTTGAAAAAGGTTAAGGGAAAATAATGGCAAAATCACCAGCATGGCAGCGTAAAGAAGGCAAGTCACCTACGGGTGGATTAAATGCAAAGGGACGTGCATCGGCTAAGGCTCAGGGTTCAAACCTAAAGCCACCTGTTAAGTCTGGTGACAATCCACGCAGAGCAAGTTTTCTTGCTCGTATGGGTGGTATGCCTGGACCAGAACGTAAACCTAACGGTGACCCTACCCGCTTGTTGCTATCGCTGCAAGCGTGGGGGGCATCATCAAAAGCAGATGCTAAAAAGAAAGCCGCTGCAATTAGCGCACGTAACAAAGGTAAGAAATAATGGCTAAGAAAGTTTGGGAAACACCTAACCCTAAAAAAAAATCAACACCATTAACACCTGCTGCTAAAGCATCAGCAAAGGCTGCTGCCAAAAAGGCTGGCAGAAAATATCCTAATCTTGTAGACAATATGAGAGCAGCGCAGAAGAAGGGTAAGTAATGACTACATACGGCACAGCAGTTTATAACGGCACTACATACACATTGTATGGTCGTCCTGGTTCTACTCTTCGTGACGAAATAAATCGCCTTGCCAATGGTGGAGAGTATCCACCTTATACATCTTATCAAGATGAAGATGGCGCAGTAAATGACTGGGCTGGCACACCTAACGGTACTCCTATGGCTTCTGCTCTTAACTTAAAGGCAGACCCTAACCGCAAATACCCTGAATACAAAGGTAACAACGCAGTTGCATCAGAACTTGCTGGCATTACTGACCCAGCCAAATACCTTGAAATTGTCACTGCTCTTAGATTGATACCTAACTAATGACTACATTTAATAATTTAATTGATGACGTACAGTTAGACCTTTCTGGTTTTACATACCGTCAAGACCGTGTTACCTATCTAGTTGGCGCTGCAACTAGCAGCGACTTAGTTCTCAACGTAGCCTCAACCGAAAACATTGGTAAAGGTATTGTTGAAATTGATGATGAAATGATGTGGGTAGATTCTTATGACCGTCAAGCAAACACTATTACTATCGCTCCTTTTGGGCGTGGATACAACGGCACTACTGCTGTTGCTCATAGCACTAATACAAAAGTAACTATTACACCTACATACCCACGTTATGCAGTTAAGCGTGCAATCAATGACACTATTGGTGCGGTATATCCAAAGGTATTTGCAACTGGCTCTTCAGCCGTATCATTCTTGGCTAGCCGTACAACATACCCATTGCCAGCAGATGCTGTGCAGATTCTTTCAATGGCATGGCAATCAGTAGGACCAACTAAAGAATGGCTACCTATTCGTCAATGGCGTTGGGACCCACTAGCCTATGCAACTTCTTTCCCTACAGGCAAGTCTGTTTCTATCTATGACAATGTACTTCCTGGTCGTACTATCAATATTATTTATGCACACATTCCTAGTGCTATGTCCAATTTGTCCGATGACTTTGAGACAGTAACTGGATTACCTTCATCTATGAAGGATGTAATTATTTATGGTGCAGCGTGGCGTTTGTCTTCTTATGTAGACCCAGCACGTATCTCTATCTCTTCCCCTGCTGCTGATGAATTGGATGTAAAGCGTCCATACGGTACAGGAACAAATGTAACAAAGAACCTACAAGCGTTGTACCTGCAACGCCTTGAAGAAGAATCTCTAAAACAGAAACTTCAGTACCCAACCCGCGTCCACTATTCACGATAGGCGTATAGATGACAACACGTAAATATAGTTCCCGTTCTCAGCAAACAACACTCACATCAGCAGTTACCTCTGGTGCTGTTGTTCTGCCAGTAGTTAGTGCAACCACCCTTCTTGGTGGAGCCACTGTTTCTACTGGTCAGACATTTACTGTTGTCATTGACCCAGATACAGCCCTTGAAGAAATTGTAGAAATTACGGTTGTTAGTGGTAACAACCTAACCGTAACTCGCGCAGTTGACATGGCTGGTGCAGCAGCGCAAGACCACTCATCAGGTGCTGTAGTACGACATATGATTATTGGTCGTGACCTTCGTGAATCTAATACACATATTGAAGCATCTGCTGCTTACAATGATGGTACTAGTACACACGCATTGCACGGACTTGGCTCATCAGATGGTTCTGTAGTAGGTACAGATGCAACACAGACTCTTACTAACAAGACTCTTATCTCACCTACACTTACAGGTTTGTTTGAAAATGATGCAAGTATTACATTTGAAGGTACTACTGCAGATGCATTTGAGACTACTCTTACAGTTGTAGACCCAACTCAAGACAATACAATTACATTACCTAATACAACAGGTACAGTTGTTATTGCTACTGCTACTCAAACTTTAACTAACAAGACTTTAACTAGCCCTACAATTTCAGGTAGCCCAGTTATTACTGGTCTTTCATCTGCTGGAATGTCAGCATCATCTGCTGCTCCTAAAGACTATGTAGATGCAGTTCTTGTTTTGCAAACTGCTCAGGCTACTGCTGCAGCAACTAGTGCAACTAGTGCTGCTAACTCTGCAACTGCTGCTGCTACATCTGCTACATCAGCGGCGGCTTCTGCCACCGCTGCTGCTACCAGCGCTACAAGCGCTGCTGCTTCTGCTACTACTGCCTCTGCTTCTGTAGCCAGTATAGCAACCTATGCAAGCAACGCGCTGGCAAGCCAGAACGCGGCGTCAACATCTGCTACCAGTGCTGCAGCCTCGGCTACGGCTGCTGCTACAAGTGCTACTAGTGCCGCTGCAAGCGCCACTACAGCCTCTAACTCGGCTTCTACGGCTACTACACAGGCTGCTGCTGCTTCTACATCGGCAACCTCTGCAGCCGCTTCTGCTACCGCAGCAGCCACATCTGCTACATCTGCTGCTGCATCGGTATCGGCTGTGGCTACATCTGCAGCCTCTGCCTTGACCAGTCAGACTGCTGCTGCTACTTCAGCAACATCTGCTGCAGCATCTCAAACCGCAGCAGCAACATCAGCCTCAAGTGCTGCTACCTCAGCATCTAGTGCTGCAACTAGCGCATCAGATGCTGCTACAAGTTATGATAATTTTGATGACCGTTACCTTGGTAGCAAGACATCTGCCCCTACATTAGACAATGACGGCAACACACTTCTTGTAGGTGCTATTTATTGGAACTCAACACTTAATGCTATGTATGTATGGTCAGGTTCTGCATGGGTGCAAATTGCAACAACATCTGTTTACACAGCACCTACCCTTGGCAGTACAGCAATTGCTTCTGGTACTACCTATACAACATTAACTGGTTTAACTCTTAGCGGTGGCTTGGCTGCTGCAGACCCAACAGTATCTCTTGGTCTTGCTACCAAACAATATGTTGACTTGGTTACTGCTGGTGTTAATTACCATGCTCCAGTAATAGCAGCATCTGTAAGCAATCTTTCTGCTAACTATAGCAATGGCTCATCTGGTATAGGTGCAACTCTTACTGCTGATACTAACCGTGCTTTTAGCACGCTCGATGGTCAGACAGTATCTGTTGGTCAACGCATACTTATTAAAGACCAGACAACACAATTACAAAATGGTATTTATACATTAACTACCGTAGGTAGTGGCGCAGCACCTTGGGTAATAACCCGTGCTACAGATAATGATGCTGCTCCAGAACTTGCTAACGGCGATGTAGTTAACATTACTGGTGGCACAGTTAACTCTGGTAAAACTTTTGTTAACTCAACTACTGGAACAATTACAGTTGGCACAACTGCTATAACTTGGGCATCCTATTACACAGGTTTACCTTCACAAACTGGTAGCACTGGCTTATATTTAACCACCGATGGAACTACTCCATCATGGAGTGCAGTAAGTGCTTTACCATCACAAACTAGCAACTCAGGAAAATATTTAACCACTAACGGCTCAGCAGCAAGTTGGGCTACAATAACAACTGACCCCACACCAACCGTGTTTATGCTCGGTGGAATGTAACTAAGGAGAAATAATAAATGGCAACAACATACAAGGTGCTAGGGCAGTCTAACCCATCTGCTACCACAGCAACAACACTATATACAGTGCCATCTGCTACACAGGCAGTTGTATCTACAATCACCATTGCTAACCAGACATCCACAGCAGGTACCTACCGCGTAGCAGTACGACCTGGAGGCGAAACGCTGGCAGCAAAGCACTATGTAGCCTACGATGTGTCTCTTCCTGGTAACGCTACAGACACCCTGACTTTAGGTGTGACTCTGGGAGCAGCAGATGTAATCACAGTCTATGCCTCAGCAGCAACATTCTCATTCAATGCTTTCGGAAGCGAGTTATCATAATATGACAGTTGGACGCATACCTTCGGTTGAAGGTGGTATTCAACCAACGCTATTGACAACCAAGGGCGATATTATTGTCGCTACTGGTAACGCCACCCTGACTCGTCAGGGCGTAGGCTCTAATAATCAGGTACTTATGGCTGACTCTGCTCAGGCAGATGGAATCAAGTATGCTAATGAAGCAACAGCAACTCTAACTACTACTGGCGATACTTTGTACGCATCAGGTGCTAATACACTTGCACGATTGGCTATTGGCTCTACTGGAAATGTCTTAACTGTTGCTGGTGGCGTTCCAACTTGGGCAGCCCCTGCTGGCGGAGGCGATTACCAATTAATTAACGCTGGTGGAACTGCTGCAACTGGTGCAGCCACAATTACAATTAGCGGCATCTCTGGCAAAAATTCTTTAATGATTTACCTTGTCGATGTTTCAGCGGGAGCAAGTGCTTCATTCACATTGCGAGTAAATGCCGATTCTGCATCCAATTACTATTATGTAAAGTTTGGACAGTCATCAGGTTCAATTACTACTGGTGGGGGTAACGATTCTGCTTGGCAATTAGGAACTCAAGGAAATGCAACTGCCAATAAAATCTCAATAGGTGAAATCATTATGTTTGGTTGTAATGGAGCAGGAATTAAGACTTATCAGGCTGTTACAGACACAAATGGCACTGGTGATGAATGTGGTGTTTATCAGGGACATTACACAGGTACAAGCACAGTTTCATCAATTAGCATCATTTCATCATCAGGCAACTTTGATGGTGGAACTATCTTTGTATATGGAGCATAAAATGACATATTTTGAAAAAATTGTTGATGTAAATACTGGCGAGGAAACTTTGCGACCTTACACTGCTGAAGAGATTGCGTTGGTTGAAGAATCACTAGCACGTGCTCACGAAGCAGAAGTAGAGGCAGCAGCAAAGGCTGATGCTAAGGCAGCACTATTAGCAAAATTAGGTATTACAGAAGAAGAAGCACGACTACTCCTAGGAGGAAACTAATGGCTACAGGCAGAGTTCCGACAACGGCTAACTCGCCGTTAACAGCAAAGGGTGACCTATT